GTTTAACTAACAATGTCTTAACAAACTCATTATGAATCGTCGAGTTCGCCATATTATTGGTGACTAGATTCCGAATATGTTCGTCTGGTAAAGTACTTATAACCGTCTTAGAAACATCAAGATGTAATTTATTGGTGGCTGCACTAAAGTCGCCAGAGTTCCAAAATAAATTACTCCTATCAGAATCAAAAGAGTGAGTAAGGGGCTGAGTAACCCATTCACCATCATCAAAGAATTTATTATCCTCAGTAGATAGTCGCTCTCCATAAGAAAGCCCAAATTGATTAAACTTATCAACTGCTGCCTTAAGAACTTTCTGGACGTCTGAGAAGACGCCATTAAGCTCTATAGGGCCGCGGGTGATAATTCTAACCTTTAAAGGTTCCATTATCGGGACGACTGTCCACCTACTTTCCAAATTCCATGAACCTAACAAACCTTCACGCCGAACATTACTTAGAATGTCAGCATACTTCGCCTTATTAGACCGCAATTCCACAATTTTCCCAGGAGAGACTTCTTCAAGCCCCAACAGATCATCGTCGTCTTGTCGTGATGGTAATGAGTCAGAATATTCTTCCAAAACATGTCCTAGTGTTCCGCCTTGTTTGCGACTCCGTTCGAAAGTAGACCTATCGGTCAGCTTTTGGCCAAACTTTATCCCTGAACTAAGCGTAGGAAACACACATGTTGAGAATATCTCATTTGAGGTCCTCTTGACCATATCTAAAATACTCGTAGGAGTTTTATGATATGATCCAAGGTCAACAACTGAAGAATTAACATTCTCCAGCACCCTAACCAAACTAACAGTAGGTAAGCCTTTCTTTAAGCCCTGCATAACAGTATTAACCGCCATACAAGTCTTATTAGAAGACAAACCCCTCATTAAAATTCGATAAAGGTAGACACCCGGAAACCCCATAAGGAGTTTTGTAGCTAAGCCTGGATGGGCCCCACGTTTCGGAGGAGATCCAAGTGATCGAGTTGCGTTCCAGACAATCGTCTGTGTACGCAACTTGAACTCTTGGTCCCACTGATCCGTGAGGACTAAACAAGCCCAGTGAACAAAACTCTCTGTTAGAGAATCCGCGTGAGTGTTAACCACGTCGAGGAGACGCGGATAGATAGTAGAGAGAGCATCCACTGTACATTCTACTATGCCAATTGCCATATGTACAGCTTCA